TTCCCCCTGGTATTTAGCACAAGTGACAAACGGATTATTTCAACAGTATTATGCGAACTCAATTTTTAATATTTACAATCAGCGGACGCGAGTTTTAAAAGTCAAGGCGCATTTTAATACTAACTTACTGACATCGCTAAAATTGAATGATAAAATTGCGCTATCGAATAAACGCTATACAATCAACACGATGACCACCGACTTAACCAGTGGCGAAGTTAACTTGGAACTATTAAACGACTTCCGAGTAATTGACGGCTCCCCACTTTTGCGCTATGCAAATATGACCGCTTTATCGGTTGACAATACGGCCCAAGTTGTGCAATTTTTAATTTATAAAATCGACTACGACACATTTGACACGGTTGCCTCGGGAGGGTTTTTAAGTTATGCGCTGACTGCTGACAATATAACCGACCTTGTTTTGGACGTGACTATTCCTGCAAACACTTCGGCATTAGATCGCGAGGACTCAATCGCTTTGCAATACTACAAAAATGGAGCTTTAACCGAAATTAAAATAGACGTTTATCAATATGCTTAAAAATATTTTAGATATGCTCCTAATCGCGGAGCAATACGAGAACAACGAGATTATCTCAATCGCCAAAGGGCGATATGAGTACACACGCAACTATTTACAACTATTTAAAAAGGCAATGAAATGGCAATAGAGAAGGTAATTGATATAAAAATACAAGGCAACGCAGACCAGGCGGTTGGCTCTTTACGCTCGCAACTTAGAGAGGCCCAAGCGGACGTTGCTAAACTCTCTGAAAAGTTTGGGGCAACCTCAGCTGAGGCCGTAAAAGCGGCACAAAAAGCAGCCGAGTTAAAGGATCGTATTGGAGATGCTAAAGCGTTGACTGACGCGTTTAATCCTGATGCAAAATTCAAAGCGTTAACAAGTTCACTCGCTGGAGTTGCGGGTGGTTTTGCTGCCGTTCAAGGAGGCATGGCCTTATTTGGTAATCAATCAAAAGACCTTGAAGCTACGCTTTTAAAAGTTCAATCCGCTATGGCGTTATCGCAAGGAATCCAAGCGTTGGGCGAATCGATGGACTCATTTAAACAATTAAAGGCAGTTGCAATAAATGCAATGCAAGGAATTAAGGCGGCAATTGGTGCAACTGGTATTGGTTTACTTGTTATTGCTTTGGGTACCGTTGTAGCTTATTGGGACGATATTAAGGAAGTTGTTGGGGGTGTAAGCGAGGAGCAAAAGAAACTCAATGCAGCTACGCAAATGGGTGTCGAGGCAAATGATAAAAAACTAACGTCTTTAAATAGCCAAGACAATATCTTAAAATTGCAAGGCAAATCAGAAAAAGAGATTTTAGGTTTAAAAATTAATCAAACCGACGAAGCTATAAAAGCGTATGAGATTAATATTGAAAATATTAAGACTACAAATACGGCTCAACAGGAAGCTGCTGCGAGAAACTACGAATATTTAAAATCATTTTTAGATTTTGTCACAATTCCGCAGCGTTTTTTATATGAAAGCGCAGCCAAAAACATTAATCAAATTATTGATTTAATAAATAAGATACCAGGGGTTAAAATAACTAAAAAAATCGACGAGACATTTGGAGACAAAGCGACCGACTATTTAGCAAAATTAGGTTTTGATCCTGCCAAAACAAAAAAGGATGGCGAGACGGTTGTTGAAGAGGCAAATAAAACTCTTTTAAAATTAAAGAATGACCGAGCGGGTTATCAATTGGCTATTAATGATATTAATAAAAAAGGTGCTGAAAAAAGCGTAGAAACTGAAAAAGAGAAAAACGATAGGCTTTATAAGGAATATTTAAAAACACTTCCCGAGATTGATCCCGCAAATATCGAAGCTGAGTTAAGCGCAATCGATGCTAAAAATCAAGCCAAAAGAGATAAAAATAAAAAATTCGCTGAGGATACAATTTCAGACCAAGAACAATTTGAGTTACAAATTGCTGCATTAGTATACGACTCAGAAGCCGCACAAGAGGAACGCAGAAAAGAAGCACGCGATAAAAAGATACAAGCGTTTCAAGAGACAACCGACGCGGTTGGATCAATTGCTCAAAGTGGCGAAAACTTATTAAGCGCAATTCAAGCCAACGGATTAGCAAGAGGCAAAGCAGGACAAACCGCTATGAAAGCTCTTGCACTTGTTCAAATTGCTGCCGATAGTGCTATCGCATTTTCAAAAATGATGGCAGGAACTGAGGTTGTATCAACAGGAGCTGCAACAGGTGTTCCTCCTCCTGTTGCTCCCGCTACTTATTTGGCTACTAAAATCGCATTTTATGCAAGTGGTTCGGCTACAATTTTGGCCAACTTAGCAAGAGCGAGAGGCTTATTAAGCGGAGGTGGTGGCGGAGCTGGTGCCGCAGTTACTACACCAAGCGCAGGCGGAGGCGGAGGCGCAACTGCTCCACAATTCAACGTCGTTGGCTCAACAGGTGTGAATCAATTAGCGGGTGTAATGGGTGCGCAGCAACAAACGCCCGTGCAAGCCTACGTCGTAGCAAATAATGTAACAACGGCACAAGGCTTAGACCGTAATATAATCCAAAGCGCAACGCTTGGAGGGTAAAATTTTCAGCTTATAACCTTAAAAAACTATAAAATTTTAAGGTTATAGATTGAAAAAAGAGTTAAATATTCAATCTATGGGTTAAATATTCAAGGTTAAAACCTTGAAAACGAAAAAAAGTTTATAACAAACAATTAAAAATCAGTTATAAGGGTATGGACACTTACAAAGTAATGTTTAATGAGCAGGATAACGAGGGCGTTTACGCTGTTTCGCTCGTATCAGACCCTGCCATTGGTGTACAGTTTATCACTTTGTCACAACAAAAAGAGATACAACTCGCAACCATAAACGAGGAGCAGCGTATTTTATTAGGGGCGGTATTAATACCAAACCAACCAATATATCGCAATCAGGATGGACACGAATTTAATATCGTATTCCCAGCGGAGACGATTAAACAAGTGCAACAAAATTTCAGTCGTCAAGGATATCAGAACAACTCAACTATTGAGCATTCAGGTACACAAATCGAGGACGTGACTTTTGTTGAAACGTGGATTAAGATGGACGAGGTACACGACAAATCGGTACACTACGGATTTAATGAGCCAGTGGGTACGTGGTTTGCAGCAATGAAAGTAAACAACGAGGATATTTGGAACAACTACGTTAAGACAGGCAAAGTCAAAGGCTTCTCAATTGATGGGGTTTTTGACATGGAGAGAGTAAATTTAAAAAGTGAATATATGAATATTAATGAAATCGTTAACGCGATAAAAGACGGTTTTGCCTCGATAAAATTATCGAACGAGACCGAGCAAGTGGAAGTTACAATGGCTACCATGATGCTAAAAGATGGTGTTACCGTTTTGGAAGCTGAAACATTCGACGCTGGCGTGCCTGTGTTTATTGTAGCTGAAAACGGAGACAAAGTTCCTGCTCCAATTGGAGAACACGAACTTGAAGACGGACGCATTTTGGTAATTACCGAAGAGGGAATGATTGCTGAAATTAAAGATGCAATGGTTGAGGAAGTAGTTGTTGAAGAGGCACCTATGGAAATGTCAAGCGAGGATCAATTTGCTGCATTGGTAAAATCAATCGTTACATCAATGAGCGTTGAAGTTGCTAAACAAATCGAATCGGTTAGAACTGAATTGTCAGCTCAAATTGCTGAGGTTAAAACTTCTCAAGTTGAGGTTAAAGCATCAACAAAAGCAAAGCCCGAAGTTGCTCAAACTTTAAACGCAAACGTCAAATTGACGAGATCACAAAAAATCCAAAATAATCTTAAAAACTTAAATTAAAAAATGGCTACAACTACAACTGTAAGTTCAAATTATGCTGGTAGAGATGCCGGTGTAATTATTGGTCAAGCGTTCAAGACGATTGACACTATTGAAAAAAATGCGGTAACTATCGCAGAAAACGTAAATTACAAATTGTCTTTGCGAAAAATCGCATACACTGACGGAACAACTGCATACACTTGCGGATTTGCTCCTGCTGGGACAATCGTATTGAACGAAAACTTAATCGAGCCTTTCAAATTCAAAAACGATTTTGATGTTTGTAAAGAAGATTTCCGTGCTACTTGGTCTGATGGAATCATGGGTGCAGGTGCTGCTAACCC